AGTTTAGGGCAACAATTAATGGTTGCTGTTGTTCCAGCTGTTCAAAAATTAGTTGGGTTTATACAAAATTTATATAAAAGATTTACAGAACTAGACCCTACAATGCAAAAGCTAATTTTAGCATTAGGTGGCGTTGCTATTGCATTGCCAACTATAATAACATTAGTGGGTTCATTGGTTAGTTTATTGGGTGCATTATTATCGCCTATTGGATTGGTGGTTGCTGGACTTTCTGCTATTGCTTATGTAATTTATAAAAATTGGGGCGAAGTTTTACCAGTTGTTGTTGGCTTATATAATAGATTTGTTGATTTATATAATTCATCAAAATTTATTAGAGTAGCTATTGCTGGAATTGGTTCAGTATTTAGAGGTGTATTTACAAAAATAAAATCATATGTTGACCAATTTGTAAATGCGTGGGCTACAATGTGGAATTTAATAAAAGAATTTTCAGAAAAGGGTTTTAAAGGTAGTTTTGGCGATATATTAGAAGAAGGATTTGATAATGCACAAACTATTGCATCTGATGCTGGTAAAAAAATAGCAAAAGATTTTACTGATAGTTATACAAATGCATTAAGTAATTCACTAGAGCATAAAACAGTTGAACAAGTACAAAACAGTTTAGATAATGTTGGAAACTACATAAAAGACAATGTGAATAGTTTATTTTCTGGTGGTGGTGGAGGTACTTCAACTACATCTACTAGTGGTGACACTAGTGCTGGAAATGACACTTTAATTGGTTCTGATACAGTATTGCCTACAGGTGGCGATGATAATAAAGCAATAGAAGAAAAAATTACTTTATTAGAAAAATTAGGATGGACAGCTGACAGCACAGCACAATCATTACAAGCTAGTTTTAGTCATTTAGGCAATTCAATAGTTGAAACTATGGGCGTTGCTGGTACTGCTCTAGGTGAGTTTTTAAGCAACTTTATGAATATGGTTACTGAATATTTAGCTGGACAATTACAAATGATGATTGCTGATAAACAAAAAGCGACAAATAAAACAACTACTGATGCTATGCAAATGGCATCAGATTCAGCTTTAACTGCTGTTTTAGGAGCAAATGCGGCTTCTAAAATATCTGCTTCAGGCGGAGCATCTATTGGTCATGCAGTAGAAGGCGCTGGACAAAGTGCAAAATCTTTCGGACCCTTAGCGGCTTTTGTACTACCAGCACTTATAGCAATGGCTGTCGGAGCAGTATCTTCTGCAATGAAAAAAACTAAAAAGTTTGCAAAAGGCGGAATAATTAGTGCGCCTACAATGGGACTTATGGGCGAATATCCTGGTGCCAGAAGTAACCCAGAGGTTGTTGCTCCATTAGATAGATTAAAGGGACTTATTGGAACTAATAATAGAACACAACAAGTTAATGTAGGCGGTTCTTTTGAATTACGTGGACAAGATTTAGTAGTAGCATTAGAAAGGGCTAATTCTACTAGAGATAGAATATTGTAGTTATGTCATATGGGGTTAAATATAGATTAGAATTTAGCGATGTTTTAACTTATGAAAAAAAAGTTGAAATATTAAAAAAAAATTATAGTGGTTCTGTTAACGACATGATAGGTCAAGCAGAACCTGTTGTTATTAAATGGAATAGTCAAAATGATTTTTACAAACCTATAATTGGTAGTGTTTGTAGTTTGAATTTATTTATTACCGATAGTGTTACTTATGATAATTTCTATGAATATGATGAAAGAGAATATCAAATAAAAGTTTCATATAAAGATAGTTCATCTGCGTGGCAAACCTACTGGATAGGATTTATAGTTGTTGATAGATATAAAGAAGAATTTAAAGCTACGCCAACTGCAATTACTTTAAAAGCATATGATGGTCTTGGTACTTTAAATAATTATGATGCACCATTAAACACATCTAGTAGTTATTGGAATAGCAACAGAGTTGCAGATATTTTAGATAATCTAGGGTTAGATTTGGAAATTTGGGTTCAAGCCGACATATACCCTTCATATGATGATAATTCTGGTACATATCCATATGTGCCATCAGTTTTACGAAATAGAATAATAGGTTATTTAACAACTAGTGGTCACAATGACCAATTAGTTAAAGGCAATGATGTTCCAAAATGTAAAGACCAATTAGAAGGAATATTGACTAGTTATAATTGTAGAATTTATCAATCTTATGGTCGTTGGTATGTAGTTGAAAATTCTAATATATTTGATTCTAATGTTAAAAGTTCAATTAATTCAACACTTGCCGGAGGTGGCAGTGTTACTGGTATTAGGGATGATATTAAAGCGCAATTAATAAGTGCTAGTGCTGAAACTATAAATACTTTTAAATATAACTCTAGTGGCGTTTATCAATCAACAAGTCAAGAATCAATTTTAAGAATTTGTCCAACTACATTGAAAAATGTAGGTGGTGATTTAACAAGAGAATATCTTGACCCATTTGCAAAAGCAAAATATATTTTAGAAAGTTCACAAATTAATAAATATTTTTATAATGATAATATGGGATTTGAATTTGGTGATTACGGATTTACTATTAATTCTACATATGCTAGTATTGTCACAAATTCAAATACAGCACAAGGAAATGCATCAATCAAATTAACTGGGTCTGCTCCTAGTAGTGGAACAACAGAAATGTTTAGAAATACTTTAAACACTTCACAATATTGGCGTTATTATCATGGAGGAAATGCAGAATTGTCATTTTTTTCTGATTTGAATGATGCTGATTCTTCTCCAACAATTACTGTGCAATTTTCAATTTTAGCTTATTCAACATCTGTGTCGCCTAATACTACATCTTGGGACGATGTAAATGAAACATGGGGATTAGACGGCAGTGATTATCATGTTATTACTAGAGATTTTAACGTACATAATAATTGGCACACAATTACCGTTCCTATGACTGCATCGAATATATCAACTGCCACGCAATTCAATGTAGGCATTGTGGTCTATAATTGTACATATTCGAGTTCTGACATTAATGATATTTATTTTGATAATGTAGGAATTGTTGGAGGATTCAATATGCATCCAGGAAGTGTTAATGCAGAAGCTAAAAAATTGCCAACAAAATTTATTGAATATGCTGAAAACAATACTGGAAAAACATTTAGTAAAGATTATGAACAAAAAGGTATTTATTATTTTAATGGCACACAAGCAAATGATTTTGTATATGCTAGAACTAGAGATTATGGCTTAAATAAAACTTGTCTAGGTCGTAATCTACAAAACATAATGAATGATTACAGAGATTTTGTCGTTAGATATGAAGGCACTTTTAGAAATCAAGATGTTGAGCCATTAACATTTAACAATAGAATTTGGTTTAATTTTGGCGCATCAGTATTTCAAGATTCACAAAGTTGTTATATAGATGGTCTTGAATATAAAGTAAAATCTGCAAACGCAAAAGTCATTGCGCATCTACCAAATGATGATGATGATATTAGTGTTAATTTAAGAATTACAACAGAATAAAGGTTATTCAGAAGCCCCCTTTTCTGTGTGAAAAGCGTAAGAATTTTTTAAGTTTTTGCGCTTTTTTTTTGTTTTATTAAAATATATTTTTAATTTTGCATTTGAACTTTAAAATTAAATGTATGTTTGAAAATGAATTTAAAGGCGAATTAAAGCGCCTTCGCTTAAAGCGTTATGATGTGTGTGAATTTCTACAATGCACAATGCCAACGCTAAAATCAAGATTAAAAAACCCACTTACTTTTACTTTAAATGAAGTTAAAATATTACAAGACAAAGGGTTTGAGTTTAAAAATTTAATTAATTAAAAATGAAAACAATAAAAATTAAAGGTAAAGATTACATTGAAGTCAATGAACGAATAAAATTTTTTCGTGAAAATTTTCCTGATTATTCATTAACGTCTGAAGTAATTGAAAAAACCCCTGAATCTATTCTAATTAAAGCAACTATTAAAACACAAGATGGTGTTGTTGTTGCTACTGGAATGGCTGAAGAAATTAAAGGTACAACATATATAAATGAAACTTCATATGTTGAAAATTGTGAAACAAGTGCGTGGGGTCGAGCATTAGGTAATTTTGGTATTGGAATAGATACTAGTGTTGCTAGTGCTGATGAAGTTGTTAATGCTACTAATAGTCAAAAGCAACAACAATGGCTAACGCAAACACAATTTGTTAATACATTAAAAGGCACTAAAAAACAAGCCCAAAATGTATTAGAAAAATATAAAATGAAAAAAGAATATAGAAACGAAATATTAACCAAATTTAAAATAAAATGAGTGAAACAAAAACAAAGTATGTCGGTGGTGTGAGATTTTTTACACCTAGTGAAAATGCACCAGAAAGTTTATGTGCTAATGGTGTAATTACGCCTAAAGAGTTAGGCGAAGCATTAAAACAAGATGGCATTGAAAATGCTAAAAGTGAGTATAAAGGAAACGAGCAATACAAGGTTCAATTATGGAAAAATGAAGATGGCACATACAATCTTACTTTTAACACTTACAAGCCAAATCAAAGTGGTAATAGCAAAGATGAGAAGGGGGCTGATGATTTACCATTTTAGTTAATTAAGCGCTCTATTTTAGGGCGCTTTTTTATTTCTTATTATGACAAAAACAAAAGTAAAAACACCTGAATATTATAATGGCAAAAACAATTATACAGCACGTGAAGTTGTTGATAATTTTGAATTGCCATATCATTTAGCTACAGCGTGTACATATATATTACGTGCTTATAGAAAACATAAAACCCCAAATTCAGATATTCAAAAGGCAATAGACCATTTAACATTTGAGTTAGAAAAATTAGAACAAAATGGATGATTCATCATTAAAATTTCTTTACTATCGCATAGAGGCATTAGAGAAAGAAAACAAAAAATTAAAAAAACAATTAGAGATATGTCAAAAGAAAAAACAATAATAATAGCTTTATTTTTTATAATTCTATTATTTGGTTATGCTTGTTACAATTATGGTGTGAGCAAACCTCCACAAATAATAACTAAAATTCAATACATAGACGATAAGTGCATTTGTATAAAATGTGGTAAACGATTTAATTTTAGTGAAGTTCAATATTTAATAGAAAAATTAGAAGAAAATGATAAGTAAAAAAGATACGAATGAAGCATATCATTCATCATCAGCAATAAGCGCATCAGGGCTTAAAACAATATATTTAAAATCAATGTATCATTATTTATTTCAAAAGCCATTTGAATCAAAAGCAATGGCGCTAGGTACAGCTGTACATTGTGCTTTGTTAGAACCAAAAAATTTTGATGATGAATATTATATAATGCCAAAATTAGATAGAAGAACTAAAGAGGGTCAAGCTATTTATAAAGAGCGATTAAAATTTGCAAATGATAAAAAAATATTAACTAAAGATGAAGGCGATAAAATAAATGAAATCATTAAAAATTTTAAACAAAATTCTTTAGCAAATCAATATGCAAAAGGTGAAATTGAATTATCTCACTATGGAAAATATAATGATATTGATGTTAGAATAAGACCAGATGTTTTAAATCGTAAAGAAGATTTTATTTCTGATGTAAAAACTTGTCAAGATAATTCGCCAATAGGATTTAAGCGTGACATCTATAAATATGCATATCATCTTCAAGCTACATTCTATATGGATATGTTGGGTATTAATAATTTTAAATTTATAGCTGTTCAAAATACACACCCTTATACTGTCGAGGTGTACACATTAGGTGAAGAATTATTAGAGCGTGGCAGACAAGCATGGAAACAAGCGTTCAAAGATTATGAAATATATAAAGAAACCCAAGTAATAACTAGCTATAATTGGCATCTATATGACAATGATGGTTCATTTGTAATTTAAAAAATATGAAAAAATTCAGAGAGATAATTGAAAAATATTTTAAAATTGATATATCTACGAAAACAAGGAAATTAGAATATGTATATGCACGTGCAATTTATTTTACTTTATGCTACGAATTTACAAATGCCAAAGTAGTTGAAATTGCAAAGAGTTTGAATATGAATCATGCTACTATTTTACATTCATTAAAAACATTTCCATATATGCTAAAACATTCCAGTAAATTAAATACTGATTATTTTCTAATAAAAGAATTAGCTAATATTAATAAAAAAAATAAAAAAATTGATGTTGATAAACTTGTAAATATGTATAATAGATTATTAATAAAGTTTGATGTTTTAGAAACAATGTATAAAAAACTAGAAGCTAAAAATAAGAAGTGGTAAAAAATTTTCTAACTTTGTATTAAAATAAATGTCAACTAATCCATTTTATAAATACTTAACAAAAGAAGATAAGCTACAACATAGAATAATTAGCTACTTACAATATCAACATCCAAAAATATTATTTACCCACGTACCTAATGAAGGTAAACGAAGTAAATTTGAAAGGTATAAATTCAAGTATTTAGGCGCTAAAGCTGGTGTACCTGACATACTTATTTTTTACGCAAACAATAAACACAATGGCTTAGCAATAGAATTAAAAGTAGGTTATAATAAGCCAACAACACATCAAAAAGAATGGCTAGAAAAGTTAAAACAATGTGGTTGGTCAACCTATTGTGTCAATGATTACGATATGTGTATTGATATTATTAATTCTTATATAAAAAATGAAATTTAGTAAAGTGTATTTTGACGAAAACAACCAAAAAGTAAGATGGACACAAACATCTACTAACGACATGGACATAGCATATAATTATGTCGGTAAAATGACAAGAGTGGAATTTGATTTATTAATTGAAATTTTATGGGAAATATTTGAAGATAAAGATATTTCACTAAAAGATTTTATGAAGCATTACAAAGAAATAAGAAGTTTTTGCGATAGATTAAAAACTATGATTTAAAAAATAAATAAAATGAAAATAGAATTAAAACAAAGAATATTAAATGATAAATATACTGCTTATGTTTATGAAGCATTTGATATACAAAACAAAGAAATTAGTGTTGTTAATATTGAAGCTAATTTAGAAAATTTACCTAAACAATGGAATATTGGTGTAATTTATGGAGGTAGTGGAAGCGGAAAGACCACTATATTAAAAAAATTTTTTAATAAAGATATTGATAATTGTACTTTTGATTATAATAAGCCATTAATATCTAATTTTGATTGGTTAGAGCCAAAAGAAGCAACATTTCTACTTTCAGCTATGGGTTTAGCAAGTGTTCCGACTTGGTTGCGCCCATATCATACATTGTCAAATGGCGAACAATATCGTGCAAAACTTTCATACATTGTAGGTAAAGCAAAACAAAATGAAGTAATATTAATAGATGAATATACAAGTGTTGTTGATAGGGATGTTGCAAAAGCAATGTCTAATGCATTACAAAAATATATTAGAAGAAAAAATAAAAAAATTGTATTGGCATCTTGTCATTTTGATATTATGGATTGGTTGCAACCAAATTGGATTTATTCACCACAAAAACGGCGTCTTGAAACAGCGTCACGGCTTCGGCAAAGACCAAAAATTGAACTTCAGATATTTCGATGTAGATATGAAACTTGGAATTTATTCAAAAATCATCATTATTTAAGTCAAGAATTAAATAAGTCAGCAAAATCATTTATTATTTTATATAATGACAAGCCAGTTTGTTTTATGGGTATATTGCCAATGCCAAGCGGTACAATACAAAATGCTTTTCGTGTTAGCAGATTGGTTGTTTTACCTGACTTTCAAGGGTTAAGTATTGGAATGAAAATATTAAATTTATTTGGAGCAATGTATAAAAAAAACAATCAAATATTATACATTAAAACATCAAATCCTTCTTTATTTAAAGGAATGAAACGAAATACAAAAAATTGGTCTTTAGTTGTTGAGAATAAAAATGTTGAGGCAATAAAAAAACAAAATCAAAAACTAATAGAGGAAGGAAAAGACAATGGCATGAAATTAAGAAAAGAGAGTATTACAAAATCATATAAATACATAGGCGAAAAACACAAAGATGATATTTCAATTATGTTATTTAAAAATGAAGTATATAAAGACGTTGCACAAAATCAAATAAGTTTATTTTGAACAATAAAATGAAAGTAAATAAAATTATTAAACCAAAGCGTTTTTCACGTTTTGTAGTAGTGCCTTCTGCTATATTTAGATATAAGAAAATATCTGCAAGTGCAACTGGGCTATATTGTTGGCTTTTTTCTCATAGTGAAAAACAAGAAATAACATTTACTTTTATTCAAAATCATTTTAAAGAAGGGCGTAAAGCATTACAAAATAGAATAAAAGATTTAACACAAATGGGGTTTCTTGTGCGTGAACAAGTTAGAGAGAATGGAAAAATAAAAGGGTACAATTATATATTGAATGATGAGCCACTAACCAAAAAACCACTAACCAGAAAGCCTCTGACCAGAAAAGAACAACAAAGTAATAATAATAGTATTAATAATAATATTAATACTATAAGTAATATAAAAGCAAATGATAAAAAATATGACCCACTTGTTGTTTCATCATTTGATTATTTTGTAGAATTATTTCCTGAAAAAAATCGCCCCAAGACAAAAACAAATATTAATAAATGGTTAGACATATTAGATAAAATACAACGCATTGATAAATACGATTTGCGTGAAGTATATTTAAAATGTAAAGAATTAAGAAATGACCCTTTTTGGGAAACCAACTTTTTATCACTAGTAAAATTAAGAAATTATAATAGGGATGGTATTAGATACATTGATTATTTTATGTATAAAGCAAAACCAAACTTAAATGATATAAGAAAGAAAATACCAGGCGCTATTAAATTTTATAAGTATAACGACCCATCGGGTAAAAAACTAGTGGGTGTGAAAACGATTAATGGCGACATTGATTATGATATGTTAAAAACAATATTAAGTGAATCAAATATAAAAACAATTTTAAATGAACTTTAATTCTGACTTTAAATATGATTTAAAACTTGGTCAATTAGGAGAAAAACATTTATCAAGAATTTTAAAAAATAAAAAGATTGAAGTAAAAACAGATTTTCAAGCTGAAAAAACAGGTAATATATTTGTAGAATATTCTAGCAGAAATAAACCAAGCGGTATATCTACAAGTCAATCTGATTGGTATGCATTTATTATTAGTAATGAAAAAATTAAATTAATAGCAACAAAAAAATTAAAAGAAATATGTCGTAAGTATTTAAACACTAAAAGAGATATTAAAGGAGGCGACAACAACACTTCAAGTGGTGTTCTAGTGCCACTAGAAAAGATATAATTAAGTATATTTGTTAAACAATAAAATAAAACAATGAGTTATTACAATGAATTAAGTAATCTAGGTATTACTATAAAAAAAAGAAATGGTCAATTCAAAACAATTTGCCCAAAGTGTTCTAATGATAGAAGAAATAAAAAGGAACGATGTTTATCTGTTGATGTGGACAAAGGACTATATAATTGCCACCACTGTGGATGGTCTGGAAGCGCATCAAAGTTTTCTACCAGAATTGATTATGCCTTACCACATAGAGAATCCACAGGCATAAACGAAAGAGTTTTAAAATGGTTCGATGCTAGAGGCATTAGCGAAAGCACATTATTACATTGGAAAATAGGCGAATCATTAGAATATATGCCACAAGTCAATAAAAAAAGGCGTGTAATAAATTTCAATTATTATCGAGATAATCAATTAGTAAATGTAAAATATAGAGATTCGCAAAAGAATTTTAAAATGGTTTCTGGTGCAGAATTAATTTTCTATGGACTAGATAATATTAAAAAACTAGATATTGTTTATATAGTTGAGGGCGAAATTGATGCATTAAGTTTACATGAAGCTGGTCTATATAGCGTATGTAGTGTGCCTAATGGTGCATCTAAAGGAAATCAAAAATTAGAATATTTAGATAATTGCTACAAATACTTTCTAAATAAGAAAATTATTGTCTTATGTACTGATAATGATGAAGCTGGTTTATTATTAAGAAACGAACTTGCTAGACGTTTTGGTTATTACAAATGTAAATACGTTGATTTTGGCGAATATAAAGATGCAAATGATACTTTGGTGCAAGGGGGTAAAGATGTGTTAAGAGATTTAATAAAAAATGCTAAAAACTTTCCATTAGAAGGTGTTTTAAATTTAGATAACATTTGGAATAATGTTTTGAACTATAATGAAAAGGGTATAAAAAATTATTCTATTGGATTAGGCAATTCAGACAATTACTTTAAACTAGCATTTGGTGAATGGACGGTTGTGACTGGTATTCCGAATAGCGGGAAAAGTGATATTGTTGACCAAATATGTTGTAATATGGCAACAAAATATGGTTTCAGATGTGCTATGTTTTCGCCTGAATCATTTCCTTATGAAGGACACATTAAAAGAATAGCAAATAAATTAAATGCCAAAAATTGTGCTAATGATGACTTAAATAATACTAAAGATTTTATACAAGAACATTTTAATTGGGTTAAAATAGATTTGGAAAATCTTACATTAAAAGGCATTTTAAAAGCATTTAAAGAACTTGTTTTTCAAAAAGGTATAAACATATGTGTGATTGACCCTTATAATATGTTAGACCATTCTGCACAGCGTGACTATTCTTATGTTGGTAGAATATTATCACAAATAACACAATTTTGTCAACAAACAAAGACACATCTTTTTTTAGTGGCACATCCTAGAAAAATAGAATCTATTGAGGGTACATATAGAAAACCTACATTGTATGATATTTCTGGGTCAGCTGATTTCTTCAATAAAGCATATAATGGATTAATTATATATAGATGTATAGGGCAAAAATCTAAATATAAGAGCGATGTAATAAAAATATATATTGAAAAGGTTAAACGTAAAGAAAATGGTCAATTAGGCGATTTTGATGTAGCCCCTGATTTCTATAATGGAGGTGTTTATAAGCCATTAAATGCAGAAAATAAGACATTAGAGGTAATAAAAGACACAAATATTCCATTTTAAAATATCTTCTCAACAGGTTAAATTGAAAAAAAACTTTAAAAAAAAGTGAAAATATTTTTTTATTTTAAAAAAGTGTTGTATATTTGACATATCAAACAATTAAAACAATAAAAAAATGAAAAACTTAAATTTATTACACGAAAGAAACAACAAAACAATTCAAGGTTTTAACAACGTTATTTTTGATTTTAAAGAACTTAAAAGCGAAGTTGTTAAATCATTAATAACAGAAGTTATAAAAGAAGATACAGGTGTTGACATTTCTGGAATCGAAACAAATGATTATTCAAGTTCAATTAGAATGGATTTAGAAGTTCATGATTTGTCAAGATATGAGGGTCAATATTTATTTGGTAAACACTATAGTGACTTTGATATAAGATTTGAAGTTAATATGTCAACATTCAATTCATGTAATTATCATTCTAGCCCTGATAGATATGTATATCAACCTAATTCAATAGAAGATAGAATTAAGGCATTACAATTAACACCTTACTTGACTAAAGAATATCAAGAGGAATTAGGAGTTATAGCTAACTCAGTACATTTAGGTGAAGAAGAAGATTTTGCATTGTTAACAGAATCAAAAAAATGGGAATTGGAAAAAGAAAATTCAAAAATTTCTAGTGCTATTGCTGAAGTAAAAAGTTTAGAAATAATTGAAACTTTATTAAATAATGATTTAGAAATTAATGCGCAAATGTGGTGGGGTAATGGCAATTATTCTTATGAATATGCAGAAACATTTAGAATTGACAAAGTTAATGATAAGTCAATTAAATGTTCATTTATCAAATCAAGAGGTTTAACAGAGCCAAGAGTTGTTACAAAAAATCTTAAAAAAAGTGCTTTCTTTGATATGATTTGGAGTTTTGTAAGAGCCAATAAAACAACTAAAGAATTAATTGAAAACGATGAAGAACTATAATTTATAAAAAAAAGTGAAAATATTTTTTTATTTTAAAAAAATTATGTATATTTGAAATAAGAAATAGGAAACTTAAGAAAGTTTAAGATTGCACTTCTATCTAAAGTTACACTAACTTAAAAAAAGCCCTCGAGAAAGTTAAGATTGCACTTCTATCATCGAGGGTTTTTTATATTTGTACATGACTAAAAAAAAAATACCATATCATCAAGGATTAAAAAAGAAAAAAATTGTTTATAATGTCGAATTAACTCAAAATCATTATAAAGCTATTCAATGGTGTATTAATAACAATATATTTGTAGGCGCATTACCTACAATAAAAGGCATTAAAATTGAAATAAAACATAATGATAAGATTATAATATCTAATAAAACATATGAGCAAAATGAATTACAAAACAAATTATGGGAATTATATTTGTATCTTTACAAAAAATATAGTTAACATATGAGTAAAAAACGACAAAATCCAACACTTAAAAAAGCAATGCTTAAAGCACTTGAAAAAACAATGGGAGTTGTATCTACTGCCAGTACTATGGTTGGTATTAATCGTTCAACACATTATGAATGGTTAAAAAAAGATAGTGAATATAAGCAAAAGGTTGATGACTTGGAAAATCTAATGTTAGATTTTGCTGAAACTAATTTGCATCAACAAATTCAGGAAGGCAACACAACAGCAACTATATTTCTATTAAAAACAAGAGGTCGAAAAAGGGGATATATTGAACGTCAAAATATACAAGTCGAAGCTGATATAAGCACAAGTAAAATATCGCCAGAAGCTAGAGCCAAAATTGACGATATATTAAATGACGAATATTAATGGCATAATTAAAGAGAATTGCGAAAAATCTCTTTTATTCTTTACTAGATATATATTTAAAGAAAATTCTGGTACTAGATTTGAAGTTGCTAAATTTCATATAGCATTAGCAAACACATTAGAAAAGGTAAATAAAGGCGATATAAAACGCTTAATTATTAATATTCCTCCTAGATATGGAAAGACAGAATTGGCTGTTAAAATGTACATATCCTGGACATTAGCAAACAATCCTAAAGCTAGATTCATTCATTTATCTTATAGTGATGCATTAGCACTTGATAATAGTTCTTTAACAAGGGAATATATTCAAAGTGATGCTTACCAAAGATTATGGCAATTACAATTAAAAAAAGATAGTCAAAGTCAAAAGAAATGGTACACAATTCAAGGTGGTGGCGTATATGCTACAGCTAGTGGTGGGGCGATTACTGGATTTGGTGCTGGTAATGGAGGTGCTATAATAATTGATGACCCATTAAAGCCAGATGATGCTATTAGTGATGTTAAAAGAAAGTTTATTAACAATAGATATAATACTACTATTCGTTCAAGGGTTAATGATAGAGAAGTGCCTATAATCGTTATAATGCAACGATTACATGAAGATGATTTAAGTGGGTTTTTATTAGATGGAAATAGTGGTGAGAAATGGCATCATTTAAAGTTAGCCGCTATTGATAAAGACAATAAACCATTATGGTCTAGTAAACATTCTTTTAAAGAGTTAGAGAATATAAGACAAGCAGATAGATATACATTTGCTGGTCAATACATGCAAGAACCAGCGCCAGAAGAAGGCGGTGAATGGCGTAAAGAATGGTTTAATATAATTAGTAAAGCTGAAATTCCAACAGACGTACAATGGGAAATGTATGTTGATGGCGCTTATACTAAAGACACAAAAAATGACCCAACTGGGATTCAAATAAGTGGGCGAAGTGGTGGCAACCTATATGTGTTAAAAAGCATTGATAAATATTTAGAAATGCCAGAATTAAAATCATTTATTACAAACTTTATTAAAAGCTGTGGTGTTGATATTCATATAATTTTAGTAGAGCCAAAAGCAAGTGGTAAATCATTAGTTCAATTATTAAGGCGTGAAACTAATTATAATGTTAGTGAGATAAAAACAGATTTTGTTAGATATTCTAAAATAGAACGTGCTAGAGCTTCTTCACCATTTATTGAGGGTGGTCGAGTTTACTTAATTAAAGACCATTGGAATGATGCATATTTACAACAAGTAGCTACGTTTCCAAATGCTAAACATGATGAACATATTGATGTTACAAGCTATGCGATTGAACGAAATTTGTTGAAAAATTTCTTTGTCGTATAATTACTTTAAAATTTTGTATTTTTACAAAAAAATTATTATAGGCATAAAATACTATGGCATCAATCTTTGACCGACTAAAATCCTTATTATCAAAAAGCGCCCAAAGAACGTCACTAGAATATAATCGAGCAATTTATAATTGGCTAGGTGAAAGTGTTGTTTGGAATGACGAAAATGATGATTCCTATATCAATGAAGGATATAGAAAGAACGCAACTATATATGCGTTAATTAATATAATTACAAAAGCCGCAACTACAATACCATTGCAAATTTATGAAATAGAAAACGCCAATGACTATAAGCGTTATAAATCATTAACAAGTGGTATATATGATTCTGGTATAATTCAAAAATCTAATGTATTACGCAAACGTGCATTATCAGAAGTTGAAGATACAGAATTGCATGAATTGTTAAACAGACCAAATCCAGCACAATCATATAGCACTTGGTTAACAGAATTAATAGCTTTTGGTAAACTAACTGGCAATAGATACATTTATGGAATAGCGCCTGAAACTGGTGTTAATCTTGGTAAATACCAGGAATTATATGTAATGCCGTCACAAATAATGGAAATCATTAGTGGTGGTATTATGCAACCAGTAGAAAAATATAAAATACAATACAATGGCACATATGAAATTCCAGCTGAACAAATATGCCATATTAAAGATTTTAATCCACATTACGACGGGACAGGCACACACTTATATGGACAATCGCCACTACGTGCTGGTTTACGCTCTCTTACCACTAACAACGAAGCAGTTCAAACAGGTGTAAAATATCTGCAAAATCAAACAGCACGTGGTGTGTTGATGTCTGAAGAAGGTGACTTAAACGAAGTACAAGCACAACAATTAAAAGATAAATTTCGTCAATCACATCAAGGTGCTAATAATGCTGGCGATATTATTATTACACCAAAGAAATTATCTTGGGTTAATTTTGGATTAAACGCAAGTGATGTATCATTAATAGAGCAATACAATGCATCAATAAAAGATTTATGTAATATTTATAGTGTGCCAGTACAGCTATTAAACAATACAGAATCAAGTACTTATCACAATATGAAGGAAGCAAAAAAGGCATTGTATCAAAACTCTGTTATTCCTGAATTATGTAAAATACGTGATGAATTAAATAGATGGTTAACACCTATGTATGGCGAAAAACTTTGTATTGATTTTGATTTTAGTGTAATACCAGAACTTCAAGAAGAAACCGATAAAGTTGTTGACCAAATGTCAAAGTCATGGTGGTTAACACCAAATGAAAAACGTATGGCAATGAATTATGGTGAAGTTGAAGATGATGAATCAATGAATGATTATTATATACCAGCAAATCTACTTCCGATAAATGGCGTGGAAAACGAAATGAATCAAGTATTAGATGAACCAGTAGATGTAGATGTATCAGAATATTTAGTTCAAGATGAAGAAGAAATTAAAGAACCAGTAGAAGAAAAACCTAAAAAAGAATTGGTAGATATAGAAGCTGAAAAAGATTTATTTCAAACAAAAGAGTTAGCAGAACAACGTGCCATTGAACTGGGTGGTGAAGGAAGTCATAAAATAGCTGGATATTATATGCCTTTTAAATCACACAAAGAATATGTTGACACAAAGACAAAAGGATAATTGGCAAAAAGCATTTGAACAACAAATGCATATAGCAGAGCGCCAAAACATTACTACAACAAAGCGTTTCTATAAATCGCAATATAATATTGCTATTGATTTATTTCTAAAAAACAAACAAACTCAACCTAGCTTTATATTTAAGATGTCAGATTTCATTAATCTATATAAACAATTATATAGGAATGTTGGTATGCGTTTTGCTAAATGGTATTTTAGAAATAGCAAAAAACTATTAAACAAACAATTATCAATTACTGATTATGAAGTGTTTTGGGAAGAAAGATTTTTTTATTTTGGCGAACAAGTAGCTGTTGCTAGAGCGTTAATGGTTTCAAATACTGCAAAGAAAACATTTATGCGTATTGCAAACACTTTTTTATCAGACCCAGAATTTATGATGTTAGGCGTGCCTCAACAAGCTAGAATATTAAGAAAAACATTTAATCATTATTCACAATTCCAAGCTGAAAGATTTGTTAGAACTGAAGCTACTAATGCCGCTAATTTTGGTACAATGCAAAGTGCGTTGAGTGTTTTTCCTGGACAAGAAATGAAGAAAGAATGGATAGCATCTTTTGATGATAGAACTAGAGATACACATGCTGAAGCTGACGGACAAGTTGTTAATTATAATGACCCATTTTTTGTAGGAGGATATCAAATGCAATATCCTGGTGAACCAGGCGCACCATCCAATGAAGTTATAAATTGTAGATGTAGTGTTGCTCCATTTCCAGTTGATGATGCAAGTGCTATTGATGACTTTGAAAGCATTGGTTTTGGCATGTCTGGCTCGTCAATAATTTAAAGTTAAATATTTCGTATATTTATAAAAAATTTTTTGTTATGAACACTATTATATATAAACAAGCGCCTGTTGGCGAATTATTAGATGCTGACGAGTACGCTGGAATCATCAAAGGTTATGGTTCTTATTTTGGAAATAAAGATTCCGATGGTGATATAATCACCAAAGGTGCATATAAGAAAACTATTCAAGAAAATGGTAAGCGTGTAAAATACTTATATCAACATTCAATGGATATGCCTATTGGCAAAATGCGTGAGTTGTATGAAGATGATAAAGGGCTGGTATTTGTTGCTGAAATCGCTAAAACACAACTAGGTAAAGATGTTGTTGAACTAATGAAAAGTGGCGTTCTTACAGAAAATAGTGTTGGAATTATGCCAATGCAAAAAGAAAACAAAGGAGATTATCGTGAAATAAGTGAAGTTAAACTATATGAAATTAGCGCTGTTACATTAGCCGCTAATGACCAAGCTAAAATCTTGGATGTTAAAGGCAATGTAGATGTTGAAAAATTATCAAAGCGCTACGACAACTTATGTAAAATCATTCGCAAAGGTAATATATCTGATGAAATGGGATATGCTATTGAAGGCGAGATTTTAAAATTGAAATCTCTATTTATAGAGTTCACAAAGCCGACTGATGAAGTCACTTTGCCGAATGTCGAAAGTAAAAAAGATGATTTTGATGTATATAATTATTTTATTAATTCATTAAAAAAATCATAAAAATGGAAGAAAATGTAAAAAAACAGCTTGACCAATTAGGCAATATAATTGACGAAAAAATTGAGAAAGCTAGTGAACAGGTGCAGACACGTGCCGATGGGAAGATTGAAGAAACTTTAAAAGGTGAAATCAACAATCTTACTCAAAAATTCAATGAGAGAATGGACGAAATGGAAGTTTCTAATAAGAAATCTTTTGAATCGTTAAATACTCAAAGAGAAAGTAAGTCATTTAAAAGTGGTTTAATCAAAGCAATCAAAGATGGTGCTATTGATTCATTAAGAAAAGGTAATTCACGTGCCGCTAGTTTTGAAGTGAAAGCTGATATGACGGTTGCAAGTGATTTTACTGGCGAAGTAATTCCAGCACAAAGAGTTCCTGGTTATTACCATGACCCAAATAGACCACAAAACATTAGACAAATGTTACCAGTAGGTTCAACTACTTCTGATGTTGTTAGATATGTCGAGGAATCTGGTTATTCAAATGGTGCTGGAGCAACAGCTGAAGGCGCTACATTTGGGCAAACTGATTTCGATATGACAGCGACTAGTGTTAATATTGAGAAAATCGGTACTTATTTAAGAATTTCTGAAGAAATGTTAGCGGATACGCCTCAACTTACTAGTTATATATCTAATAGAGTGCCAGCTAAATTAATGGAAGTTGAAGATGACCAATTATTAGGTGGTTCTGGTGTTGCACCAAATCTAAAAGGTTTATTAAATTCATCTAGTGACTTTGATGAAAGTAGTAATGGTAAATTTTACCAAGCTGTAACTGCGCCAAATGAGTTTGACGTATTAGTTGCCGCTATTAACCAGATGGCATTAAACAATTATAGACCAAATTATATTCTTTTAAATCCAACTGATTTTCACAAAATCTTGTTAACAAAAGACACTACTAATAACTATATTAAAGACCAAGTTTATCAAGGTCTTTCTCCTAGTTTTATGGGTGTACCTGTTGTACAGAATGTGAATATGACTGCTGGGAAATTCCTAGTAGGTGATTTCGCTAATTCATGTCAAGTTTGGGTTAGGGATAATGTATCTATTGAGTTCTTTAGCCAAGATGGAACAAATGTTAGAGATGGTTTCGTAACTGTTAGAGCAGTTGAAAGAGTTGCACTTGCAACTTATCTACCAAATGGTATCATTAATGGTACATTTAGTTCTGCGATAACATCTATGACAGCATCATAATCATAGTTTATCTATATAGAAAAGGCGCTTTATTGCGCCTTTTTTTTTGCTCTTTCTTATCTGTTAAATAAAAAAAAATGAAAAAAAGTTTTAAAAAAGTTTGGTAATTGAAAATATTTTTTTACTTTTGTTGTAAGTTCATTGAAAATAAAATATTAAAATAAATAGTAACGGAAATGCGCAACGTTACTGCTAACAGGCGTAAATGGGGACATTTACTAAGCAAAGGGTACAAGATAGAGTTTACTCCACCTTTGCAATCCACCTGAATAAGATTCCTTACGGACTGGCTTATTGAAGTTGAGAAAAGTACAGATATTGTACGCTAAAGAACGAGCCAACGGTTAGCTTAAAGGAGTAATCAACTCTAGGTTCGTAAGGTTTTCTTTAAAAAAATAATAACAATTAAAACAATAATTATGTGGATTTCACCAAAAGATATAAAAAGAATGGGTATGAACTCATTAAAAGGCGAATTAACAAATGCATTACAATTAGCTAAAGATTTAAACGAAGAAATTCTTGCTAGAGAATATGCAAAACATCAAGAACAATTTAAAAGACATAATCATTAACAATATTAGGGGGGTCATTAACAGCTATGTCGAGAACCCTTAAAAGAAACAGGACGGGAAGAAATTCAAGATGCTCTGCGAAACCCTAAAATAATTAATAACTAAAAACAAAAATAAAATGATAAAAGTAAAAATTAATCAAGACCCAAAATTTTGGATTCAAATGTATATAGATAGATTTGGATTAACAAGAAAAGAAGCAGAAGAAAGAATAAAACCTTTTATAATTAAAGCTAAAAACAAATAATATGAAAATTAAATTTTGGAAAAACAATAGAAGTGACCGAGAATATCAAATAAGTGTGAATACTCTTGTGAACGATTTTATGAAAAGTAAATACAATAAAGGAGATTGGCTTTTGTATCCATTTGAAAGAAGATTAAATTCGTTTCTTATGGAAAATAATTATGGCACTTATGAACCATTTACAAAAAAGCTATGGAACTACATACATGAAACTTGTAGATTATATATTAACGTAATAAAAAACAAATAATTATGGCAGAAATAGAAATATTACTAGACAATATCGCCAAAAAACATTATGGCGAAAAGTACAGATATTGTACTAAAGCAGAACAATTAGATTGCATAAGACATTTAGACCATCATTTAAAGCTAGAACGTGAACAACGTGAGGTCAAGCAACACATTACAAAATCGCTGAATATAGCGCTTGTATTATTGCTTGTATTTGCTTTTATTATGATGATTAATAGTTGCTTTTAATTAAGTAGTTTTTTTTAGTTTAATTGTTAGTCCGAAAACCACGTAAATAATTTGCGTGGTTTTTTTGTATATTTAAGCGTGAATAGTAATTTACTAGGATGTACAGCTGAATATAGATTTGCTGTTATGGCAATGGAAAACAATCTTTGTGTGTCAATGCCATTACTAGATTCTTCTCCTTACGATTGTATATTAGAATTGCCTGATTCATCATTAAAAAAAATTCAAATCAAATCGACTGCAAAACCAATTGTACCACGTGGTATTCATGTAACCCTTCACACTACAAATAGATACTATAAATTAGATGAAGTTGATTACTTTGCAATTTGGGTTCAAGTTTTCAATGGGTTCTTTATTATAAAAAACACTGGTAGCAATAGTGCTTTTAAATTTACTCGCAATGGTAAATATTCAAAAAATTTTAATAACTTTGCACTTATTGTTTAATTTTATTGTTTTCATTGATTAAAAGGTGTCGCAAAATATTGTGACACTTTTTTTTTATCTTTACAAAAAAAATAATGTTATGAAATTAAAAGTTTTAATGCCTTTGATTAACAAGGGAAAAAATTATGAAGTTGGTGACGAAATAAACGTAGCTGACGATAAAGCACAAGTTTTTATAGACAAAGGTTGGGCTTCAAAAGAAGCAAAGCCAAAAAGAGAAACTAAAGAACTTAAAAAAAAATCAGTAGAAACTAAAGACGATGCGACAAGTTAAAATCAATTCAACAACAGGCAGTGAGATTGTCACTACAGCAGATGTTAAATCATATGCTAGAATTGACACTTCAGCTGATGATACATTAATTGCTAGGATGATAACCCAAGCACGTATTTGGTGTGAGAACTATATAAGTCGTGATATTGTTGCTAAAAACAGAACGTATTATATGGATTCTACTAATGGTATTTTTGATATTCCATTTGCGCCAGTATCTAGTATTAGTAGCGTTACTATTGATGGTACAGCTACTACCAATTACACAATGATTGGACTAGATAATGAAACGATGGAATTGGATGCTGGTGATTCTGAAAAGGTCAAAGTAACTTATGTTACAAGTGGGTTAGATGATAGTTTATTAATACAAGCTATCTTACAATTAACAGCAACTTATTATGATAATAGAAGTGATGTATTTGAAGGTAGTTCAAGATTTGGAAATGTTGAAATACCTACATCAGTTAAAAACATATTAAGTTCATATAGAACAATGTTTATATAATGAATCCTGGACGTTTAAAAAATCGTATTACTATAAAACGATTAACTAGAGTTAGTGACAACTATGGTGGTTATAACTCAACACTAGCTGATGTGAAAACACTATGGTGTGATTTAAAAGAAGTTTCTGGTGAAGTTAAAATGGAAAATGGAATGCGTGAAAGAAGATTGTTTGTTGAAATGATTATTAGAAAAAAGACAGCTGACGATATTCAAGTTGGCGATATATTTATTAGAGAGGGTGGCACTGACCAATATAGAATTAATGAAATGTATCAATCTGAATTAAATTATTATGTTGAACTTAAAGCAACTAAAATAGATTAAGATGGATGTTAATGTTAAGATAAATAGAAGCGATTATAATAAGTTACAAAAAAAATTAGCTAATTTAAAGGCATTTGATAAGCGTGGATTAGCTACAGAAATGGCTAGGACAGGCGCTGAAATATCAAGAATTGCAAAGCGTTCTGCACCAAAAGATACTGGGGCGTTACAACAATCAATTAGTTTTGGCGCTAGAGGTAAACAAGTTGTGGTGGTTGCTGATAAAATGTATGCGCCTTATGTCGAATTTGGTACAGGTGGTAAATACAATGGCGCTGATTTAATAGAATTATTTGGCGATGACAAATACGCTGAACAATTTAAAGGTAAAAGTCAAGACAGAATCCATTTACCAGCACGTCCATTCTTTTTTAGTAGTGCTAGAATTGGTTTTAAAAATTTATATGATAGGGTCAATAATAGATTAAAAAATATAATTAATAGATAATGAAAGAAGCTATTCAATATGTACGCAAGGCGATAATTGGTAAGTTAAATAATAATATTTCTATTGATTCATCTAATGTGCCTATCTATGGGCGAGTACCTACCAATGCAACATACCCACACATTAGAATTTATTCAGTTTCAACCAATGAAGTTGACCAAAATCAAACACAATATAATATGGAAACAATTACAAGAATTGAATGTATAAGTAGATATGTATCTGACGATGGTGGCGAACTAGATGTTAATTCTATGGTGTCACAATGTTTAGAGTTATTACGAACAAGACCAGCAAACTATATTGATTTATCGTCTGATGGCTTTACTGTTTACACTAGTGAAAGTGCTGGTGTAACATATTTAGAAGATGACTTTACAGACCATACATATTATCGAGGTATTATTGAATTATCAAATCGTATAACACAAAATTAAAATGGCACTTAACCCTGAATCAAAATTTTCATTAAGCATCAAAGAAATTATTGGCGCTGTCATAGGATTATCAAGTTTATTTGGAATATATTTTACTATGCAAAGTAGTATTGCATCTGCACAAGAATCAATAGAAAATCTTGAAACTAATGCTGTTCAAAAAGTTGAATTTAGTTTTAAAGATGAAATGATTCGTTCTAATTTAGAACAAACGCAATTACAAATAGACAATATTGAGGAAAATGTGGAGGAAATAAAAGAAACGGTAAAAAAATTAGACGAAAGAATTTATGAACTAACAAAATAATTATGAAATGGTTTGTACTAGTTGTATTCTTTTGGACTTCTGTGAGTATTGCACAAATTAAAGATGGTATATCTGTTGTGCAATTTAGTGCAGAGTTTGTAAAAGATTCTGAAATATCTTTAAAAAAATTTAAAGATTATAATACACAAACATTGTATTTATCTAAAAATCAAAAGATATTTCAAAAGGAAAAAATTACATCACTACCTACAATAAAATTGTTTAGTGATGGCGAAGAAATATTGGTTATTAAAGCCAACATAATGTTAAAATTGCCAGAAAATTGTTTAGACACATTGCAAGAACATATAGATGTATTATTGGAACAGCGATTCTAACTTGTAATATGTATGGGCAATTAATTGAAACTGACAAACAAAGTCATATGTTAGGTGGTACTTTTGGTGGCACAATAGGATATGAACTTATATATGAAAAAACAAAGAATGAAAATAAAGCGTTTTTAGGCGCTATCGCTGGTGCGTTAATAGTTGGTACATTAAAAGAAAGTTATGACAGCACACGCCCTAATAACAAGTTTGACAATAACGATTTAATAGCCACAATAGGTGGTGGTATAATTATAGGTTTAACAATTAATTTAATTAAGAAAAAAGATGAAAAAATTATTACTAATATTATTACTAGTTACAAGCGTAAGCGCAAACGCCCAATTCTTAAAGGACATTTTTAAATATTCAACACTTTATGGTGCATATACACAAACTGACCCTATTCAAGATAATCAAAGTTTTTATGTAACGCAAGACAATGAATTGATAGAAACGACTGAAAGAAATCCATCGGATTTTATGGTAACTTATGGATGGCGTAAGATTGCATTTTTCCAATATGAAAATAGAGAAAAATTTGTAACACAAACAAACAATGTTGGAACAAAAAGTAACATTGGAAATATAAATAAAGGGCTAGAGTGGTTAGTTGAATATAGCAAAGGCAGAAGAACTGGCGATGAGTTTGAAAATCACCAAGCGTTTGTTAGATATTTAGGTAACTATTATTTATTGAAAGCTGAATATCTACAAAATGAAATACTAGATTTAAACTATATAAGTGGTGAAGCTAGATTTCGTTTGCCAATAGGCAAAAAACTTTCTTTAAGTGTGGGTGCTATTTATAGAACATATGACAAAGCATATGGATATAATCCTATTGAAAATTATCTTGAAGATAATATGTGGTGGAATTTGGCATATGATTATGCTGGACATACTGATAATTTATATGAAATGATAGACCCTTTTACTGGACAATCTATGGGTTATGATTATCAATGGTTTGATGCTAATGGCGAACTTTTAGCATCATCAGATGCTGATTATCGCAATTCAATATTTGAGAATGTAGTTAATCAATACAATGAAGAACAACTAGATTTAATTGGTGGATTTGCTGATGTGTCTTTAGTGTTGGGCGTAGATTTCTATCATCACAGACCAAAGTTTTGGACACACTTGTATGCCAATGTATTGCCAGTACATAAATTAGTTGAAGGCGATGAACAATATAGTTATGGCACTTATAATGGTAGCGATGATTGGATTGATTATCAATATGGAGGCGTTATTGGATTTAAAATAACTAAAAACATTGGTTTATTTACAGAAGTACAAGCACAAAAGTTTTGGGACAGAAAACTTGAATCAATTAAAGCCGGTATAAATATAAAATTATAATAAATGGAAAATATAAGTAAACATATTACTTACAATGAAGCAATACATTCAAACACAGCAAAAAGATTAGGAATAGAAAATGTGCCTGATGCAAAGCAAATAGAAAACATGAAAGCATTGGCAGAGAATATTTTTGAGCCACTTCGATTATGGGTTGGCGGTGCAATAAAAGTTAATAGCTTTTTTAGGTCAGAAGATTTAAACAAAGCCATAGGTGGCGCCTCTTCATCACAGCATTGTAAAGGACAGGCGATTGATTTGGATGATGTGTATGGTTATAAAACCAATAAAGAAATGTTTGAATGGATAAAATTGAATTGTAATTTCGACCAGCTTATATACGAGTTTGGAACGCCATACCCAAATGGCAATCCAGCTTGGGTTCACGTAAGTTATATTGATGGTAAAAAAAATAGAAATAGATGTTTAGTTGCCGAAAAGGAATTTGGCAAAACAGTATATAAAATTGTAAATTAAAAATTATGAAAAATAAAAAATGTGTATGTACTTGCATAAATTGTAAATTTTGTCAAGTATGTCAATGGATAAAATCCAAAATAAAAAATTTTGTTAATGAATTAAAAACTTGGTGGTAATGAGCAAAAAGCGTTTTAAAGACACAAAAATTGGTCAAGTATTATTAGGCGCCGCTACAATGATTAACCCTACATTAGGTAGTGTTTTAAATGGCGTGACATCGCCAAAAGAAGCATTGTCTGAAATTACAAAATCTGATATTTCTGTTGATGATAAAATCAAATTACAACAAATGATTTATGACCAACAAAATAAAGAAATGGAAGAAGTTAGTGAAAGATGGAAAGCAGATATGTCGCCTAATTCAAGTTGGTTGACTAAAAACGTAAGACCATTAGTATTGGTATGGTGCATTGTAATTTTTTCATTTGCTGGAATATTAGACAGCGTAGATAGTATAGGATTTCATATAAACGAAACTTGGAATGATACCTTTGAAAAAGTGATGATGTCAACGATTTTGGCTTATTTCGGTGGCCGTAGTTATGAAAAGGGCAAATCAATAGGTAAATAGTATGTGTCCACATTGTGTGTTATACATTATAGTTGCTTTATTTTTAATATTAAAAAATAATGAGAAAAAGAAAAAAAGCTGTTAACCCTATTGAATATAGACGACCTCCTAAAAAAAGACCTGGACGACATTCAAAGAATCAATCACTTTCACAACGCAAAAAAAAGTACAAGGGTCAAGGAAAAAATTGACTTTTTATTTTTTGTAAATTTGTAAAAAATATAATATGTCAACTCTATTTGGAACTAAAATTAAAGATACTTATGATGGCTTATTAAAAGTAAGTGACAATGTAGGTATAACATCAACTAAAAAAATCATTACTGATGGACTTGGTAATGATTCTAGTGTGTATATTTCAAGTGAGGATTTTCAAATATCTACATTCTTTTATGTTGACATAAATTCAGGCACACCAGCATCTTCTAAAATTGGGTTAGGTACGAGTTCACCAACAACAACACTACATATTGTTGGCGATTTAAGATTAACTGCAAGATTTTATGATTCTAATAATTCTACTGGTACATCAAATCAAGTTTTAAGTTCTACTGGTAGTGGTACTGATTGGGTTACTTTAAGCGAAATTGGTGGTGTTGACGGTACTGGTGTGGCAAATAAATTAGCGTATTGGCTTGATACTGAAACAATTACATATGATAATCTTTTGCATTGGGATTCATCCAACAATAGATTAGGTGTTGGCACTGCAACGCCACAAACTAAATTAGAAGTTAATGGCAGTTTTAGGGTTAGTTCTGGTAATGAAAAATATTTAGATATTGATGATGGGGGTTATGTTTATAAAATTGGTGATATTGATGGTGGTGAAGGTAATTCATATTTAGAAATAGATTCAAACAATAGTGAAACAAATCTTTACAAATCTACGCTAGGAATACCAACCTATATATTTCATCAAGGCAATACAACTACTAAATTTGGGTTTTCTACTACTGACACTTTTGTTGTTAGAACAAATGATGTAGAACGCTTTAGTGTAAACAATAGTGGTGTTGCTTTAGCTGGTGGCTCTAGGGTTACAACAATATTAGATGAAGATGACATGGCTAGTGATAGCAATACTTCATTAGCTACACAACAAAGTATTAAAGCATTTGTTGAATCTGAAATAGCTTCTGTACCAAGTGGTTTAAATTTTCAAGGGAATTGGAACGCTGACACTAATAGTCCAACACTAGCAAGTGGCACAGGTACTGTTGGACACTTCTATAATGTGTCTACGCCTGGTTCTACTGATTTAGATGGTGAAACGGATTGGAAAATTGGAGATTGGGCAGTATTTGTTGAAGCTGGTGGTACTGATAAATGGATGAAAATTGACAATACTAGTGTTTTGTCTGGTGTTGGTAGTGCAAACAAAATTGCGTATTGGTCAAATGATTCTACATTAACATATGACACAGATTTTTATGTTGATGGCGATACAATATTTACAACAAATTTAGAAGCTAGTGGTACTGCTGTTGCTGGTAGCGTTAGAACACCAACTATTACTACTGGGTCTGGTGCTAGTTTATTTTTAAAACCAAATGCATCAGGTCACATATATTTAGGTGATTCAGCAAATGGCACAAATCTATATCATTATAGTGCATCTGATGATGGTAAGTACACTACTTACGATTTTAATGGAAACTATTATAGAATTTCAACAACAGCCACTAGTGGTGTTTGGATTAATGACCCACTTATTATTGGGGGTGATACTGAAGTGCAAAACAGCCAATTAAAAGTTAGAGATACAAGTAGTAATAAACAAATTAGAATACAAGCATCTGTAGGTGGTAATGCTAGAATACAAACACACGACACTAATACAGGTACAGACCAAAATGTAGATATAGAAGCATTACAAATTAATTTAAAAACTGGGTCTATATCAGGTAGCACAAATGTATCTACTCTTTTATTAGATTCATCTAACAATGCAACTTTTGGTGGTGATATATCTAATGCATCAGGTCATTTTACTATCAGTTCTGCTGATGATTTTAATGTTGATGCTACTGGTCAAATAAATTTAGATGCTGATGGTGGTAATATTAGATTTAAAGATGGTGGTACTCATTATGGTACTTTAAGACAAGATTCTAGTCATTTTATCATAGAAGCATCAACAGCAGATAAAGATATAATATTAAGAGGTACTGACGACACAACTGAAATAGATGCACTTCGACTAGATATGTCAAATGGTGGCAACGCAACTTTTGTTGGTGAAGTAACAAGCAAGGGTTTAAAATTAACTGAAAATACTACTTTATACCCAAGCGATGCATCTATTTCATATCATAGTTCAACTAATGCTGTTTATGTTAATGGCGCTGGGAATGATGGTTGGTTAAGATTAAATGCATCAGGCGTAAGCAATGACGTCAATGCAATTAATATTTTTGGTACTAATCAAGGTTCTTTTCAAACATTTAAAACAGGTGGTTCTACACGTATGTTTATTAATAGTTCAGGTCAAATTGGAATAGGCACTACTTCGCCTGGTGCTAAACTTCATATTGTACAAACTAGTTATCCAGCATTTAAAGCTGAAAGAAACGGCGGCACTACAGCTACGCAAGGTTATACACAAATAGGTCATACTGAAATAGGATATTCTGGTGGAACAGGCGCAGATTCTTATATTATTTCAAAATACGGTTTTGGATTTGTAGTAAATGAAAGTAGTAAAATTTTAGTGCTTACAGATAGTGGCAAAGTCGGTATTGGAACAGACGACCCTAGTGAAAAATTATCTGTTAGTGGTGGCAATATTGCTGTTGCCAATGGTTCGTCTATTATGATTGGTGGCAGTATTGGTGACACAAAAATAGGTAAATTATATAATGTTTCTGGCGTTTTATCTTTAGACGGTGATGGTACTAGAAATATAAGATTAGGTAGCACAACAAACGGTGAAGTTGTAAGAATAGACAACACAAATGGTCGAGTTGGTATTGGCACTACTTCGCCTAGTTATAAATTAGATGTTGATGGTGAAATAAAATCAGATGGTTACAGAATAGATTTGTCAGCTACAACACAAAGAGCAATCGCATCTACTGGTACTGATAGCATACAATTTGGTGATGCTGGTGTAAATAATTTAAAATTTAAAAATGCATCTGGTGTTGCATTAGATATAGCATCTAATGGTAACGCAACTTTTACTGGTAATATAACTGCTGGGGATGATGGTAGCGTTATAGGTGGTGATGGGGTTGTTTCTCTTTATGCAAGAAGTACTGGTACTGTTTCTTATGTTCAAATACAAAATAGCACAACAGGTAGTAATACTACAAGTGATGGCTTAACTCTTGGCGTAAATGGTTCAACTGCTTATGTTTGGCAAAGGGAAAATGCATCTTTACATTTAGGTACAAATGATAGTTCTGCCCTTACAATAAATTCTTCACAAAATGTCGGTATAGGCACAACTTCACCTGGTACAAATTTAGACATTGTTGGTGTTGGGGCGCAGTCATTAAGGGTTAAAAGTGATAGTTCTGCTACAATAATAATTGATTCAGATGGTGATAATGATGGAACAGCTGGTTCATATTTACATTATAGAGATACTGGGGCTACAAAATGGACACTTTACAAAGAAACTAATAATGATTTTTATCTTTATAATGCATCAGCCACAACATATCCAATTCACGCTAAAGCTGGTGGTGATATAGTGTTAATGGAAGATGGTAACAATTTAGGGGTTGGGGTTTCTTCGCCTAGTGAAAAATTAGATGTTGCTGGTAATATAAAATTATCTGGCAATGCAATATTGCAAGGCGATGCTGGTAACGCACAAAAATATTTAGCTATATACAATGAAGGCACAAACACACACGATGATGCACTAATTAGTTTTAAAACTCACGGTTCAAGACAATATAGTTTTGGTATAGATAGGTCAACTACTAATCTTGCAATAACATCAGGTTATGCATCTATGTCTGCTGGTGATGTATTATTAGAAATAGATACAGCTGGAAAATTTACATTGCCTTCATATGGTTCAGGCACATATACTGGTACTGCTACGCAACGATTAGCTGTTGATAGTTCTGGTAACATTATAGAACTTCCAATAGGTAGTGGTGCTGTAGATGGTAGTGGTGTTGCTAATAGATTAGCAATATGGTCAGATACAGATACTTTAACGTCAAATGTTAATATAGTAGTTGATAGTGGTGAGTTGCAATTAGGCAATGGTTTACTCGTAGAAGATAATGACACTTCAGTTATTACAGCAAAAGCATACGAACCACATATTATATGGCAAAAAACTAGAGGTAGTGGTGGTGATGATTACTTTAAAATAAAACACGAAAACGATGCATCAGCAGTTGATTTTTCATTAGCACAAAATGGAGGTAGTGATGTAAGAATTATGAGAATTAACAACAACAATAGGGTAATTGTTGGTGGTTATAATGAATATAATGCATCTACATTAAATGTTGAAGGAACTTTTGGGGTTAGCACTACTTCAAAATTTGGTGGCAATGCAATTTTTGTTAGCGATGTAGGAATAGGTGAAACTAGTATTGATGCTAAACTGCATATAAGTGATGGCGCAACAGCAAATATAAAATTTGAAAGACCAGGTCATAGTAAATGGGCTTTTGGTATTCCTGATGGTCAAACATATTTAGCTTTTGATGAAACTAATGATGGTTTAACAACGCCAACAATGGTTCTTACTAAAACAACAAAAAGAGTTGGAATAGGAACTACTTCACCTGGCGCACCATTGCACGTAGTTGGAAATGCTTATGTTCAAAGTGGAACTTTTTATACAAACGGAATTACATCTTATTCAGGTACAACTTTAAATCTAAATGCTGGTAGTTCACATTTTAACTTAACTGTTAATAGTGCTGAAAGGATGCGAATTGATTCTAGTGGTCAAGTTGGAATCGGTACTACCTCCCCTAAACATAAATTATATGTAAGTGGTGATATTGGGCAAACCGATGGTTCAAGAATATGGTTTAGAGGTTCTGATTCTTCTTCAGCAACAGGCGCACAAAGTTATGTTTATTCTAATGGTTTGAATTTACAAATTAAAGGGGATGACAATGTACAATTATTAGGTGATGGTGGTAGTGTTATTCTTCACGCTGACTATTCAGGCAAGGTGGGAATAAACAATACTTCGCCTAGCACTACATTAGACGTTTCTGGTGATGCAACTATTTCTGGTACAATTACATCAGGCAATATAACAACAAATTCAAGAATAACATTTGATTATAATGGTAGTGGAACAGGAAATAATTATTTAGAATCAGGAACAGACACTTGGGCATTTAAAAATTCTGGTGGGACAACTGCATTTTTAATAGACCATTCAGACCAATCTGTGGATATTACTGGTGCTTTAAATATGGGTGCTGGTCAAAAAATATATTTAGGTGGTAGTGATTCAAGAATGCATATTTACCATACAGGGTCAGGTGGCGAAGCTACAGTTTTAACTAAAGAAGGTAATTTAAACTTAGTTAATCAAAGTCATGGTGATGATATTGTATTTAAAACAGAAAATTCTAGCGGAACTGTAGTAACGCCTTTAACGTTAGATAGTGGTGGTGATGCAACTTTTGTTGGTAACATAACAACTACTGGTAGTAGCATAACAATAGACCCTCCATCTGGTGATGCTGTTTTAAATTTAACACATTCGTCACAATCTTTAAGAATAGACCAAAATAGTATTAGAACAACAACAAATTCGCATTTCTCTTTAATGACAAATCATACTACAGCATTATATATAGATACTTCACAAAATATTGGAATAGGTACTACTTCGCCTTTAACCCAACTTCATTTATCAAACACCAATGGTGGTGCTATTTATATAGAAGATTCCGATAGTACTAATACATATAATATTACAAGTATTTCAAATGGTGGTGGTAATCTTTCTTTTGATACAAGAAATTCAACAGGTGGTTTCGTATCAACCGATTATCAAATGGTTAAAGATTCATCAGGGGCTAACTATCAAAGATGGTTTACGCAAGGTAATGAAAGAATGCGTATTACTAGCACTGGAAAATTGGGAATCGGAACTACTGCGCCTTCTCAAATGTTGCACGTTTTAGGTGGTGATGAAAACACAATGAAACTTGATGCAAGCACTGGTCAACCAGCATTATTTTTTGCGCAAAGTGGTGCAAATAGGTGGGAAATGAGGGCTGACAGCAGTCATTATGGGCTATATAGTTATGGTACATCTACTTGGGAATTTTATATATTAAATGGAAATACAGGTATAGGGACAAATTCGCCTAGTAAAAAATTAGATGTAGAGGGTAATATAAGAGCAATAACCACTGGTGGTGCAACTGCATCTGAAATAGATATTACAAGTGGTGCAACTTGGCGTTTAAGGTCAAACCCTACAAGTGGCGACAATCTTTATGGATTAGATATAATTAAAGGAAGTGCTGGTACTGATATTAAAATGCAATTTGATTTAAATGGCAACGCAACTTTTGCTGGTAGCGTAACAACTTCTAGTTATGTAAAATCAGCAATAGGTTTCCGTATGGCATCTGGACAAGCAATAGATTTTATTGACACAAATATTGGCTATAATTCGATTGAAAGAAATACATCAGTTGGTGGTTTACAGATTAATACTGGCGATAGTGCTTCAATTAATATATTAGATAATGGGTTAGTTGGTATAGGAACTACTTCGCCTGGTGGTAAATTGGAAATTAAAAGTTCTAGTGGTAGTTCTGTTGTTATTGATGGTAGAGCGTCTGGGAGTTATGCACATAGTAACATATATCTTAAATCAGGTGATTCATCTGGTTCTTGGAACGCTTACAGATTAAAATATGTTAAAGATGGAAGTAATGATAGATTAGAATTTATAGATGGTTCTGGTAATCCTAACATATATTTTGTCAATGGTGGTGCTGCAACTTTTGCTGGTAGTGTTGATGCTACAAATTATAAAATTAATGGCGCACAAGGTAGTGATGGTCAAGTATTAACATCAACAGGTAGTGGTGTTGCGTGGGAAACACCATCAGGTGGTGGTGGTGGCACAATAGATGGTTCTGGTACTGCTAACTATATAACTAAATGGACTGATAGCGATACTATTGGTGATTCTATTATTTCATCTAGTGGCACTAATGTAACAATAGCTACAAACAATGATTACCCTATTTTACAATTATTAAGGGATGGTGACAACCCATCAACAAACCAATTACTAGGTAGGATTCAATTTATGGCAGATTATGGTGGCTCACATCAAAATTGGGGTCGTATAGAATTAGATACTAATGCAAGTGCTACCAGAACTGATATGGATTTTTATGTAAAATCAACTGGTGGTTCTGAATTATTAACAATGAAGTTAAATGGAACAGCTGCTGCTGGTGGTAATGTCATTGTATATAATAAATTGGGAATTGGAACTACTTCGCCTGATTATTTATTAGACGTTAGTTCTGGCGCATCAAATGATGCTTATATACAAGTTAGAAATGCTGATGATTCTGCTGGTGCATATTTTAAAGCAAGAAGTGGTTTTGATGGTTATTATGGAATTGAGTTTTTTGACAAAACAACAGCTAAATGGTACATAGGAGGTTATGGTTCAAATAGGTTAGGGTTTTGGGTTGGTTCTAAAACAACAGCTAGTAATGAAAAAATGTCATTTACGACAGATGGGCGTTTAGGAATCGGTACTACAACGCCTAGTTCATTGCTACATTTAGAAAGTGCTTCTAGTCCAACATTACAAATCACAGATACAACTAATACGGTAACATTTAAAGCATATTCACAAGATTCAAATTCACATATTGGCACTATTACTAATCATTCTTTAATAATTGATACTAATAATACTGCTGCCATTACAATAGATACATCACAAAATGCAACTTTTGCTGGTAGCGTTCATTTAGATAATGACTCAGCCCAATTACAACTAGGTGATGATAACGATATGCAAATATATTCAAATGGGGCAAATGGTGTGATTGATAATAATACAGGTGATTTGATTATTAGATGTGATAGCGATGATATAAAAATATTAGCTGAAGATGATGTTGTTATTAGAGATAATGACGATTCCACAGAAATGGCAAAATTCATTAATGGTGGTGCTGTTGAGTTATACCATAATGGAAATAAAAAAATTGAAACTACAAGTACAGGTGTAGAAGCAACTGGATATTATGACTTTGCATCAACTGGTTCTGGGTATGGATTCAAATATGGCGTTAGTCCAGGCACAACACAAGGTATTGCTATAAAAACTAGTGACACTGGTGGTGCTTATTTTGATGGTGTAGGTTATTTTTGGAATGAGAACACAGGCAATGGTGCTAATATGTTCCAAATGCAAAACGATGGCGACACTTATTGTAGATATATTAATTTCTTCAGAGGAGGAAATACTTCAGACGATATAATTGGGTGGATTGGTTATAATGCTACTAATACTGCAACAACATATTCAACGTCTAGTTCTGATGAAAGATTAAAAAAGAATATAGTTGATTGGGACGAAGAAGTATTGCCTAAATTTTTAGCACTTGAACCAAAGCAATTTCATTTTAATAAACAAGATGATAGTGAAGAAAAAAACAAAGGATATATTGCACAACAAGAAGTTGATAATTTTCCTGAAGTTTATCAATTAAATGGCGAAGGCGATGATGCACGTTATGGTTTTCATCCTATGGAAATGACACCTTATTTAATGAAAGCTATTAAAGAATTGGTTGAAAAAAATAAAGAACTAGAAGCTAGATTAGAAGCACTAGAAAAATAATATAATTTGTATATTTGTAAAAAATAAATACTATGGCAAATACATACACATGGGATATTCCAGCTGTTGATTGCAGACCGACTGAAGGTGATTTGTCAACTGTTGTATATAATGTGCATTGGCGTTATAATGGCGCTGATGCTAGTGGCAACACAGCTACTATAATCGGTACACAAACAGTTGGTGCGCCTGACCCTGATAATTTTACGCCATTTTCTGATTTAACAAAAGATATTGTTGTATCTTGGATTGAACCAGAAATGGATATGGTGCAAATGAAATCAAATATTGATGCACAAATAAGCGAAAAGGAAAATCCAACTACGGAAACTTTACCACTACCAAGTGAAGAATAATTAATAATTTAAAACAAAAAAAATGGGGAATTTATCTGAAGAAGAATTTGAAAAATTAAAGCAACAAGAAGCTACTAGAAACGCTATACATCATGATATTGGTGCAATGGCAACACAAACTAAAAAACTACATAAAGCATTTGACAATCTTGAAGAAGATGCTGAAAATTTTAGAAAAGAGTTAGTAGAAAAATATGGTAAGATTAATGTTGATTTAAAGGATGGTTCGTTTGAAGTCATAAAAGAAGAAGAACAAAATAAAGAATAATGGCACTAATTAATGGGACATCTTTTGGGTTGTTCCATAATGGGAATTTATTAGGTCATTCCACACAATCAAGATTTTCATTGAATGTAGATTTGCCTGATGCAACATCAAAAGATTCGTTAGGTTTTAAAGAGGTAATCGCTGGTATTAGGTCAGGAACAATTTCTGTTGCTGGTCTAGTAGATTATAGCGATACAGTTAATTTTGACCAACTCGCATCAATGGTTTTAACTAAAGAAATCAATGAATGGGTATTTACACAAGAAGCATTTGAGGGATTAACATTAACTGGCAAAGGATATATAAACAATGTAGAGCAAGTTGGTGATATGGAAAATCTTGTATCATATGACTTGGAAATTACGTTAGTAAATCCTTTCACAATTCAAGATGATTCTGGCGATAGGTATTGGAATACAACTGATGTTTTATGGAATAATGCCAACTTTGAATGGAACAATGCTTAATAAAAAAAATTGTATATTTGTGTAAATATTAATAACGAATAAAAAAAATAAAAAATGGCTACAACATCAGTATTTAATGGAACTAATTTGCTTTTAAAGATTGAAACTGTAACACTAGGACACACAACAAGTTGTTCATTAACACTATCTAACGACTTACCAGAAGCGACTACTAAAAATTCAAGTGGTTTTCAAGAAGTAATTGCTGGTGTTATAAGTGGTGAAATATCTTTTGAAGGGTTAGTTGATTATAGTGATAGTAGTAATGCTATTGAAATGGCTGATTTTCTTTTAGCTAGAACGCAAATAACTTGTGTGTTTGGTACTGCCGAAACTGGTGATGCTGTATATACTGCTGAAGGTTATTTATCTAGTGTAGAGCAATCAGCTGAAATGGAATCTCCTGTAAGTTATTCAGGTTCGATTACATTAACTGGAAGCATTACCAAATCTACTAATTAATAATTAATTAAAAATTTATGGCAAACAGAAAGAGGGGTTATTACTCAATAAAAATGGGTGGTAAAAATCGTACAATGCATTTTTCAATGAATTTTTGGGCGAATTTTACTGATGAATTAAATGTACCAATAGAACAAATTGGTGAAATATTTCAAAAAGGAATATCACTATCAAGTATTAGAGCGCTGATATATTCAGCGCTTTTGGCATTTGACCAAGAAGAAGATAATGAAATTGATTATACTATTTATAAAGTAGGTAGTTGGTTAGATGAATTGCCAGCTGAAAAAATAGAGGAAATTGTTGGCGCAATGATGGAATCTAAAATACTTGGTAATGAATTAAATGTTGGTATAAAAAGAAATGTTGAAAAATCTACTAAAAAATCTAGCAAGGGAAAGTAGATGCGACTATTAGTTGGGACGATATATTAGATTATTATATAGGTCAAGTTGGAATTTCGCCTAAAAACTTTTGGTCGCAAACTTGGAAAGAAAATCAACTATTAGGCGAAGCACACACAATCAAACAAAATTTACATTGGGAACGCACACGCTATATTGCGATGATGCTATATAATATTAATGTAGATAAACGTGCAAATATGATAACGCCTGATAAATTATTTCCACTGCCACAAGACGTATATTTAGAGCGTGGTAAACCAAAATCTACACGAGAACAATACGAAAAATTTAAGGCAAAAATTGATAGTGTTTCTAAAAAAAAGAAGTAGTCATTTTTTTGTATTTTTGCTTAATATATATTTCTTATGGCTCAACAAAGGTTACAATTAAATTTAACTGCAAACACTTCAGGATTTACTGGCGCATTAAATACTGCATCAAGTAAACTTCAAAAATTTGGTGGCAAATTAAAATCAATAGGTGGTTCAATGCAAAAATTTGCATTGCCACTTGCATTGGCTGGTGGTGCTAGTGTTAAAATGGCATTGGACTTTGACAAATCATTAACTAAAATACAAGCGTTAGTTGGTGTTGCTTCTAAAGACGTCCAAAAATTAGGCGAAGGTGCAAAAAACATGGCACGTGATGTCGGTATTTCTTCACGTGAAGCCGCTGATGCATTGTTTTTTATAACATCTGCCGGTATTAAAGACACTTCAAAAGCACTTCATACATTAGAATTTGCATCAAAAGCCGCCGCTAGTGGACTAGGAGAAACTAAAACTATTGCTGATTTAACCACATCGGCTATGAACGCCTACGGACAAGACGTATTGAGCGCTGAACATGCAACTGATGTGTTGACTGCCTCAGTACGTGAGGGTAAATTAGAAGCTGGTGAACTTGCAGGAGCAATGGGTGCTGTGATTCCACTTGCATCTAATATGGGAGTGTCGTTTGACCAAGTAGGCGCCGCTATGGCATCAATGTCACGTACAGGTACAAATGCGGCGGTTGGAGCCACACAATTAACACAAATACTAGCATCATTAAAAAAACCAACAAACGAAGCTGAACAGGCATTTGCAAGTATGGGATTAAGCACACAAGGAGTTCAACAAAGTTTAGCTGAAGAAGGGCTAATGGCAACACTTGAAATGCTTAAAAACAAGACAACAGAATTTGGTGTTAACATTACTGATATATTTCCAAATATTAGAGCGCTAAAAGGGGTGTTAGATTTAACTGGCGCTGGAATGGAAGAATCTAAAAAAATATTTGATGCACTTGCAGATAGTGCTGGTTCAACTGCTGAAGCGTTTCGTATAACTGAACAATCAGCAAGTTTTCAATTTCAAAAATCTTTAAATAATGCTAAAGAAACTTTAATGAGTTTA